CTTTGAAAATTCTCCGGAGGGATATTTTTAGGACACGTTCCGGTACAGGGCCGCGTGGAAAAGTCTAGATTTTTTACTCGTGGTGTTTTGGAAAGCTAATGGGGACGCATTCTTTGCAGTCCCGCATCGCTTCTTCGATAGAATACGTTTTCGTTGGCTTTCCAAAGTACCATGAAAGTACTATGGAAAGGGATGGAACCCATGAAGAAAATGAAAGTAGTGGCTCCTTCCCTGCCGAAAAGGAAGACAAAGGCCGCTCAAAGTATAGAGGAACGCGAGAGTCAGCTATGCGCTCTTGCATATGATCTCGTTGAACAACGATTGCTGAACGGTACAGCCACTTCTCAAGAAACCACTCACTTTCTCAGGCTCGGTTCAAGCAGAGAAAGACTTGAACGTGAGATACTAAAGAAGCAGATGGAGCTTACGGATGCGAAGACGGAGAACATTCGATCCACTGCGCATAACGATGAATTGTACGCTCGCGCCATTGAAGCCATGAGTCGCTACAGCGGGAATCGCGGTGATGAAGATGACTATGAGACGTACATATAGTGAATTGATACTGCTTCCAACTTTTTCTGAAAGATATGAATACCTGAAACTTCTTGACGGAAAGATCGGTGCCGAAACTTTTGGTCAGTCCCGTTATATCAATCAGGCGTTCTATCGGTCTTCTGAATGGAAGCGGTTACGTGACCAAATTATTGTGAGAGATCTCGGATGCGATCTCGGTGTCGAAGGATACGAGATCATGAAACGCGCGTACATACATCATATTAATCCTGTTACAAGAGATCAGCTGATTAACCGAGACCCGATTGCCTGGGACCCGGAGAACCTGATCACCGTTTCCTTTGATACACACAATGCAATACACTTCGGAGTTCATCCGCCGATCGGCGCAATAGACCCGATCGAAAGAATGCCCGGAGATACGTGCCCCTGGCGAAGGAGGTAATCCAAAATGCCTGAAACAATTCTGACATGCATTAAACAGATGCTCGGGCTAACCGAGGATTATACCCCTTTTGACCGAGAGCTCGTGATGCATATCAATTCGGTTCTCATGATTCTGAATCAGCTCGGTGTCGGAACTGACAATTTCCGAATCACTCTGACGCAGACTGCCGGAGAGAATCCGCAGTGGGTATCTACCGAAACATGGAGCAATTTTCTTGGTGCCGGCTATACCGGAGACAAGGAAGCAGTAAAGAGTTATGTGTATACCAAAGTAAAACTTTTGTTTGATCCCCCGGCATCTGGAACTCTGATGGAGAGCTATAAGCGGCTTGCCGACGAGTTTGAGTTCAGACTGAACGTGGCCGCCGGTGTTTAAAACGCAGAAAGGAGGCCGCGCAAAATGGAGATCCAAATCAACAGATCCGGAAATGAGCTAACCCATTGGGGCGTCAAAGGCCAGAAGTGGGGTGTTCGCCGCTACCAGAATCCGGACGGAACCCTGACGGAAGCCGGTAAGAAGCATTACTACTATCAGAATCCCGATGGGAGCCTCACCGAAGAAGGTAAAAAGCACTACATGACTGCCGCAAAAAAAGGCAAAATTAATCCGAGAAAGCTTTCTGATGCTGATCTGAATATGATTAATTCCCGCTTTGCCCGTGAAAAGCAGTATGCGCAAAATGTTTCCGAATATGAGAAATCGAAGTTTTCGTATAAGCTGAAGGAAGCCGCTATCTCCCGTATTAAGGGTAATGGCGGTGGAGGCGGAGGCAAAAAGGGCGGAGGTGGTGCCGGCCTTGGCAAGATGCTGGCCATGCCAATCAAGAAGGCTTTCGAGGACGCCATCAAGTTCGATCCCGGAAAAGGCGGAGGAAATGATGGCGGAGGTGATGACGGATATGATCGTAAAGCCGTTGAGCAGTACAGGGAGTATAAGAAGAACGGACATGCCTGGCAAAAAGGATTTAAATGGTCAAAGAACGATGAGAAAAATCGTGCCAAATTGGAGAAAGCAGGAAAGCGGTTCTTGGACACTGTATCCACCACAGACTGGTCGACCGGAGAAAAACGTACCAGCGGTTCCCGCAGCGCTGAAGATATTGTCAAGGAGCGCTACAAGACTTCTCACCCGAAGACCACTCCAAAATCTAAACCGGTTGTCAGCGTTGCCGCCAAGAAAGAGAAAGAATGGGACCGTATGGCAGAACGCGCTGCCAAGAGTGGTATCATTATTTCTCATAAGGACACAACAAATTACGTTGTACGGCGATTGAAGCCGAGCGAATCTCTAACAACTTAACATTCGGAGGTGACAGCCGATGGCACTGTCAAACACGGCTGTCCCGAAGTATTACGGGGAGTTTCGTCAGGCCGTGATACGCGGAGAAATTCCCATCTGCAAGTACATCGATATGGAAATGCGGCGGATTGATGATCTGATCGCAAATCCCGGTGTATGGTATGACGAGGATGCAATTAACGGTTTTATTGATTACTGTGAATCCGAGATGACGCTGACAGACGGCTCGGATTTTTTCATGCTTCCAAGCTTCAAGCTATGGGCCGAACAGGTCTTTGGCTGGTACTACTTCGTCGAGCGTTCTGTCTGGGTTCCGAATCCGGATGGAAAGGGCGGACGATGGGTCAAGAAGCATCTGAAGCGCAGACTGATCAATAAGCAGTTTCTGATCGTCGGACGTGGTGCGGCAAAGAGTATGTATGCGAGCTGCATGCATAGTTTCTTCCTTAATATTGACCGCTCTACGACACATCAGATCGTAACCGCGCCGACAATGGCCCAGGCTGATGAAACGCTCTCCCCTATTCGTACTGCCATCACACGTGCCAGAGGACCGCTGTTTCAGTTCCTTACTGAGGGCAGCCTTCAGAACACGACAGGCAGTAAAGCGAACAGATGCAAACTGGCAAGCACCAAGAAGGGTATCGAGAATTTTACTACAAACTCCATTATTGCGATCCACCCTATGAGTGTTGATAAACTTCAGGGCTGGAGAACAAAGATGGCAAGCGTGGACGAATGGCTTTCCGGCGATACCCGTGAAGATCCGATCGGCGCCATTGAGCAGTCCGCCACAAAGGGCATGATCGACGATTATCTGATTGTGGCGACAAGCTCGGAAGGTACCGTGCGTAACGGTATTGGCGACACCATCAAAATGGAGCTGGAATCGATCCTTAAGGGCGATTACATCAACCCGCACGTCAGTATCTGGTGGTATGCACTGGATAGTAAAGATGAAGTGGATATGCCGGAATACTGGGTGAAGGCCAATCCGAACATCGGAAAGACCGTCAGCTATGAGGCATATCAGTTGGACAAGGAGAGAGCTGAAAAGGTTCCGTCCGCAGCCAACGACATTCTCGCCAAACGATTTGGTCTTCCGGTGGAAGGCTTTACCTATTTCTTCACATATGAGGAAACTGAGCCTCATCGCTTCAGGGAATACTGGCAGATGCCCTGTGCCATGGGCGCCGACCTTTCCCAGGGCGACGACTTCTGCTCGTTTACGTTTCTCTTCCCTATCAATACCGGCGAATTTGGAATCAAGACCATCAACTATATTTCTGAGTATACCTATTCCAAGCTTTCCGCAGCAATGCGGGAAAAGTATAAGGAATTTCTGGATGAAGGAAGTTTGATGGTCATGAATGGAACCGTGCTTAACATGATGGAAGTGTATGACGATCTTGATCAGCACATCATGGAGCGTGGATACGATGTTCGGGCGTTTGGATATGATCCATACAACGCTAAGGAGTTTGTCGAACGCTGGGGACAGGAGAACGGACAGTTCGGTATTGAAAAAGTGATTCAGGGCGCCAAGACAGAATCCGTACCTCTTGGCGAACTGAAGAAACTTGCTGAACAGCGGAAATTACTGTTTGATGAGAAACTCATGAGTTATGCCATGGGTAACTCTGTGGTGAATTTCGATAATAATTACAACCGGAAGCTGAGCAAGAAGCGCCATGATCAGAAAATCGACGCTGTAGCAGCAATGCTGGATGCGTTTGTAGCCTATAAGCGGAATCTGGAGGCGTTTGAATGATGGAATACATTATTTCAAGAATGCCTCAAGATGTATTGCGGCATTATGGCGTTAAGGGTATGAAATGGGGCGTCCGCAATTACCAAAACAAGGACGGCACGCTGACAGAGCTTGGCAAGTCGAGACTTCGTGAGAAGCGGAAGAACGCCAAAGCAGCTGCTGCGGACGACGGACAGCCCAAGACTTTGAGTATCAGACATAAGAAAGTGAAAGACCTTCCGACGTCTGATCCTGAACTTGTACGTAAAGGCGAATACTGGTATAATCAAAATGGCGAGATGCTTCCGACATTTAGCTTTGATGAAGGCAAGAAGCCTATCAGAGGGACTCCAAGAGTGCTTATACCAAATGCTGTCGAGGACCATGTCGCACGAGGAAAGCAGTTGGTTGAACGCACGATTTATGACGACAAGGGAGTTATTGCCATTGGCGCTCACGGAGGAACACACATTGTTCCGCAAAAGAAAAAGAGCGAGAAAGACAAACCAGTGTATGAAGAGCATATTCACGAACATCTTGAAAACGGCGAGAGAATCCTGTATCCTACCGGGGATGGACGACCCATGACTGAAGAAGAAAAACGTGAACATGCTGATGTTATTCGCAGAAGCAAGAAGGATAGTGATTGACACATGACACTGAAAGATTTTGTTGAGTATACCAGGGGGATGAACGAAGACGATGTCGTTCGATATAAAGACGAAGCGGGCGTTTTCTTCTGGGGAGACCCAGTCGCCATTGATTGGAGCTGTGACTTTGAAGATAAACACCGGCATTTTCGTTTCCATTCCGAGAAGGAGTTTCTTGAGAGTCCTTGTTTCTGGGGGAAGCGACTTGAGGAAATCGTATCCGAGCTAACCATTGACGGATATGACGAATGGGTGAAAGAGCATTCTTGTTCTGAGTAAACTAATAAACAACTGTTAGTGGCTTCGGCCGCTTTTTTCATTTTTGGCGAAAATCGACGCCTGGAGGGATAACAATGTCGGATTTGCAGTACGTAATCTTTCGATCGAAAGAAGACTATCTTGCCCATCATGGCGTCAAAGGCCAGAAATGGGGTATTCGAAACTACCAGAACGCTGACGGTTCCCTGACCGCAGAAGGCAAAGCCAGATATGGTCAGCAGTATGGATATGAAAACCGGCAGATGTATAAGCGCGGAACCATTACGCGTGAACAGTATCTTGCCCGGAAGAAAGAGCTTAAGAACAATGGAGCCGGCACCTATGATTACTTATCGTCCGGCCAAACACGGCGTATGCGTGAATTCCAGAGACGGCACGAAAAAGGTTACACCATTGCAACCACCCTGCTCATGGGAGGACTTGCCGCTGTACCATTAGCCGCGGCTGCGGTTACCTCTGCGGCTCCGCTCGGACTTGCTGCCGCGTCCGCCATATTGGGCGGTACATTCGGCACCGTCGGTTATTACACTCAGAAAGCCGATAATTTCCATAACCGCAAGGTGCTGGATCAGACATACAACAACAAAATGTCATAAAACCACATAGGAGGTCGACTCCATGCCAGATAAAGACACCTTCAGTTCCAGGCTGAAACACGCCTGGAATGCTTTTTTAAGCAGAGATCCGCCTCATGCAGCGGATTATGCCAATATCGGTCCAGCGTTCTCCGTACGGCCGGATAAGCCGACTTTACGCCTGACGAGCGAACGGACGGTTATGGCCGCGATCATGAACCGGATCGCGATTGATGTTTCAAGAACTACAATTCAGCACGTTATGCTGGATAAGAACGGTCGATTTGATCATGTGATCAGGTCCGGACTGAATAACTGCCTTACGGTGGAGGCGAATGTTGACCAGACGGCTCAGCAGTTCAAACATGACATAACTTTCAGCATGCTTGATGAGGGGTACGTGGCCATCGTTCCGATTGACGCCAAAGCGGATATTCGGAAAACGGACACTATCGACATTCTGACACTGCGTGTCGCGCGAATTGTGGAATGGTATCCTCAGCACGTGCGTGTGGAGGCTTACAACGACAGAACCGGACAGAAGGAACTGCTGCAATACCCGAAGTCCAAGGTTGCGATCGTTGAAAACCCATTTTACGCCGTGATGAACGAGCCAAACAGCACGCTCAAGAGACTTGTCAGGAAGATGGCGCTTCTGGACAGCGTGGATGAGAGAACGTGCAGCGGAAAACTGGATTTGCTGGTGCAGCTGCCCTTCGCAATCAAGGGCGAACTGCGAATCGCGCAGGCTGAGATGCGCCGCGAGGCCATCAAGAATCAGCTGACCGACGGGTTCGGAATCGGCTACATCGATTCAACTGAGCATGTGACTCAGCTGAACCGACCCGTAGAGAATTCCCTTCCGCAACAAATCGAAGATCTGACGAACCGACTCTACAGCCAGCTGGGATTAACCAAGGCGATCCTTGATGGCAGTGCCAGTGATCAGGAACAGACAAACTACTTCAATCAGACGATTGAGCCGATTGTCGCAGCGATCACGGGCGCCATGAACCGGGTGTTCCTTACGAAAACTGCTCGTTCGCAAGGTCACACGATCTACTACTTCAAGGACCCGTTTAAGTTTATTCCGGTCACCAGTCTCGCCAACATTGCCGACGCCATGACGCGTAACGCGATCATGAGCGCTAATGAATTCCGGCAGATTCTTGGGATGAAGGCTTCAGACTCCCCCGGCGCCGATCAGCTTACGAATCGGAACATGCCTATTGACATGCAGCCGGGCGCCGAAACAGTTCCGACGGATGGACCGATACCTGAGGAGGATGCCGCGCAGCTCACCGGTGATACGCCGGTATCAGAGCTGACAGGACTTTCCCAGAATTCGGATAATCCCGATGAAGACCCGCTTATGCACGGGTCTTTTATTCGTTTTTGGAACGCTTTCGACGAATACGGTCTGAAGCAAACCGTACGGAACAGGGATGGCCCTCAACCGTACTTGATCGTGAAACGAAAACAACAGGATGCACCTGGAACAGGGGGTTAGAACTATGCCCACAAACTACGATTTTTGTGGATGGGCCACTCGTAACGACATCAAATGCAGCGACGGCCGGACTATTCGCAAAGATGCCTTTAAGGACAACGATGGGATGACCGTGCCGCTGGTGTGGAATCATCAGCATAACGAGCCCTACAACGTTCTGGGGCATGCTTTGCTCGAAAACCGGGAAGACGGCGTTTACACCTACGGATATTTCAACAATACCGAAAGCGGTAAGAACGCCCGTGAACTCTTGAAAAACGGGGATATTCATTCCCTGAGCATTTACGCCAACCGTCTCACACAGAACGGCGGCAACGTGCTGCATGGAATGATCCGTGAAGTCAGCCTTGTGTTGGCCGGAGCGAATCCCGGAGCCAACATCGAAGCCGTCATGATTCACAGTGACGACTTCGCCGAGGAAGAGGATCTGCTGATCGTTAACCACAGCGACAAAATCGAGCTGGCGCACGCCGACGAGCCGGCCGACAAGAAGACTGAGGAAGAAGAGAAGAAAGATCCGCTGGAAGGGCTGAAGCCTGAAGAGATCGAGGAGCTTAAGAAGAAGCTCAGCACCGGTGAAAAGCCGGAAGAAAAGGAAGAGCCCAAGAAGGACGATTCTGAGAAAAAGTCTGAGGCCGAAGAAGCCAAGGATGAAAAGAAACCCGACGAAAAACCGGCTGAGGGAGGCGAACCCTCAGAAGATGCCTCCCACGCCGACAAGGATGAGGAGGCATTAGCCATGGCGGATGAAGCCAAAGAGAAGACTGTTCAGGACGTCTTCGATGAATTCACCGATGAACAGAAAAACGTGGTCTATGCGCTGATCGGTGCGGCGCTGGAACAGGCCAAAAACGGAGGTAATGAAGAAATGAAACAGAATGCTTTTGCCGATGGCCAGAACAACGCTCCCGAGCAGGAAGTCCTGACCCATGCGGAAATGGAACAGATTATGAGTGACGCACAGGAGCTGGGCTCCCTGAAGAAGGCTGTTCTCCAGCACGGCATCACCAACATCGGTCTGCTTTACCCGGATTATAAGAACTACACTGACAAGCCCGGTTTTATCGATCGCCCTCAGGATTGGGTCAAGGACGTCATGGGCGGCATCGGTAAGACTCCTTTCTCCCGCGTGAAGAGCATGTTCGCTGATATCACTCCCGATGAAGCCCGTGCCCGCGGATATGTCAAGGGAAACCAGAAGCTGGACGAAGTGTTCGGCCTGCTGACCCGTGAAACTCCTCCCCAGACCATCTACAAGAAGCAGTCCATTGACCGGGACGACGTGATCGATATCACGGACTTCGATGTCGTGGCCTGGCTGCGGCAGGAAATGCGGGGCAAGCTGGACGAGGAAATCGCCCGTGCCATCCTGGTAGGCGACGGCCGTATCAGCACTTCCACCGACAAGATCAAGGAAGGCAATGTCCGTCCCATCTGGACTGACGATCCTACCCTGTTCGTGGTTCGGGCGAATGTTCCGACCACTACCGATGCCAAGGATATGCCCAAGAGCTTCATCAAGACCGCTGTGAGAGCCCGGAAGGACTATCGCGGTTCCGGCAATCCCGTGCTGTTCTGCTCTGAAGCCTGGCTGACTGAATGCCTGCTGCTGGAAGACAGCATCGGCCGTCCGCTGTATGACAGCGAAGCCAAGCTGGCTACCGCGCTGCGCGTGAGCAAGATCGTTTCTGTTCCGGTAATGGAGAACCTGACCCGTACGGATACTGCCGGCACTCATCAGCTGATGGGCATCATCGTCAACCTGAAGGACTACAACGTGGGCTGCGACAAGGGCGGCCAGGTCAGCATGTTCGATGACTTTGACATCGATTACAACAAGCAGAAGTACCTGATCGAAACCCGCATCAGCGGCGCTCTGGTTGTGCCCTTCTCCGCGATCGTGCTGGAGACCATGGTGGACGACAGCGAGGACGACGGAAACCCTTGACGAGCTTCACCGTAAGTCCGGAGACGGATGAAGCCGGATCGCTGCTCGGGAAACTGGCCAGCGATCTTCAGACCGGAGTAACCATCAGTGGCGATGTCATCAGCGGCCAGCTGAAGTACGTCAGCGGTTACACCGGATTCTCCGGTAATTCTGCCGAACAGGAAGGTAACTATCTCGCGCTGAAGGTCGAAACCGATAACGCGGAAGATGTGATTACCGTTGAGCTGCTTGGCGGTACCGTTGGACATCCGGTAACACTGGATTCCGACCGCAATATTGTCCTGAAGATCGCCAATACGACTCAGAGGGTCAAAGTTGTTGTGAACGGAACGGCCACCAAGACTTATGAACTGACCGGCCTCGAGCTGGCTGAAGCATAAGCCGGGAAGACTTGATTAAGAAGGGCGTAAGTATCTTGTGCACGGGTGCTTACGCCCTTCTTTTCTATTTCAGAGGAGGTGTTCTCATGGCCCGGTTTTATGGCAGGGTTGGATTCATTTTCGGATCAATCGAAACTAGACCCGGCATCTGGGTTGAGAACAAATCCGAGAGAAATTACTACGGGGATGTCATGAAGCGCCGACTTTCCTGGGAAAGCAGCGACTCAACCATCAACGACAGCATCAAAATAGGCAATCAGTTTTCCATTCTGGCAGACGAATATGCTGAGGAGCATATGTATGCCATGAAATGGATTGAATGGAAAGGCGTCAAGTGGAAGATTACCTCGGTCGAAATCGAACGCCCGAGGATGATTCTGACCATCGGAGATGTGTACAAGGAAACATCGAAATCACAGGAGGAAAACAGTTTATGAACCTGACAGAAGCAATCCGGCAAATCAAGGCAACATCCTATGCCCTGGATCAGCTGGAAGTAAAGGGTCATACGAATCTCGATATCCTGCTGGGTTCAATCCAGTCTCTGAACCGGATCGCCGCGCAGCTTGAACAGAGCCTACGGGAAATGGAGCCCAAGAGTCAGCCGGAAGTAAAGCTGGAAATCGTTCCGGCGGAGGAAAACCCGGCCGAATAATATTTGAAATCAAATCCTTATGAAAGGACGGCAAGATCGCATGAGAACATTTACCGTAGTGCCTTCCTTTGAAGGTGAATCTGCATTCTTTGAGCTTCCGGATATAGGATTTCAGGGCGACCATCTGTCTTTTGCGATCTTGTTTAATCTGACCGAGCTTACAGAACACTGGCCGGATATTCTTCCCTCGATGATCGTCACTGATCCGAAGGGAAACACGTTTATCGCGCCGCATACCAGCTGGAATGCTGAAACCCATGTGTTTACCTGGGCGATTTCCAGTACCGAGACAACCTATGACGGCTATCTCAAATGCCAGCTGAAATGCATGTCGGCCGACGATCCGGAAACCATCGTCTGTATGAGCCGGATTTGCCAGACAAAGGTATATGAAAGTCTGGCCGCAGCGGAAGACCCGCCCGAAGCATTTCAGTCCTGGATCGATACGCTGGTTCAGCTCGGCGCCGAGATCAATGCGGATGCCGAAGAAATCCTGGCAAGCGTTGAGACTACGGAAACCAATGCCCGTGCCGCGCAGGCGGCCGCGGACGAAGCAAACGTCGCGAAAGCCGCCGCGCAGCAGGCCCGAAACGTAACGGAGCAGATGGCTCAGAACGCCATCCGGGCGCAGGAAATGGCGTCCGCCGCTCAGCAGCAGGCACAGCAGGCGCTTGAGGCTGCGGAACAGGCCACGGAAACCGCTGTTACAGCCGTGGAAACCATCACAACCGCGCTGGAAGAAATGGACGCGGATGTTACCCGGGTGGAGCGTGCTTCTTCCGCCGCCACAGATGCCGCTGATGAAGCCGAACGCAGGCGGGCCGCCGCCCAGGAAGCCCGTGTAGCCGCGGAAGCTGCAAGGGACGCTGCCGTTGAAGCCCGGGATGCTTCAAGAACCGCACAGGGGAACGCAGAAACCGCGGAACAGGGCGCCCGCACCGCTCAAATCGGAGCGGAGAACGCTCAGTCTGCGGCTGAAACCGCGCACAGTAACGCAGAGGCGGCAAAATCGGCTGCTGAAACCGCTCAGAGAAACGCGGAAACCGCAGAATCCAATGCAG